GGGGGCTACTGACTAATTCAGCCGTGTGGCTATATCACTTCCGAAGAAGCTACTCAATCACCTGCGCAAGGGAGCTTAACCCCCCCCTTGTTTAAATCCATAGTGACCTTTACGTCTCTTAAACGTTTCCGTTGCATTACGGAGTGTATTGGATATACACTGTGTGGTAGTATGTTCTTTTGGTGTGTGGCTTACGATCAGGGCCTGGCAGCACCGCTCTGCTGTGGTCCCCCCTTCGGCCCGGTATGGGTGAGATATTTTCATGCCTCTCAGTCGGCAGGGTTTGCACCCTACGTGGTCTTCCCACGCCCCGTTCCCTTGTTGCCTCCAGTCCTTCCATAGCAGAACAGGCAAGTTGGCTAAACTGTGCTGCTCGCCCGCAGGAGCTGATCGTAAATTTTAATTTTTCCGCTTAATTGCATTGTTGATGTGATGCGGCTTTCTCCCTAATGTTGGGTACCTCATGCCTCATACACTGTTCCTAATGTTACTACATCAGCAAAGCTGTGCCTAATGACTTGCCGTAATTTTGAACCGCTTTCTGTGCCATGCCCATCATCAATTGTGGCGCAGATTTTTCTGCCAAGTCCATCACTCCATTGCCAAGTGCTGACCCCACTCGCTGCACCCTGTCCCAATACCCCGGGGTAGAGGGGCGATGGTACGTGTGGGTTGCATAAGCAGGGTTGCTCGGATCAAACCGAACACGCCACTCGCAACAAACCATGATCTGAAGATCCACATTGTTCGGGTTGTACACAAAAATTGGTGCAAAACCATCAAACTGTATCGAATCACTTGACCACTGAAATTGCGAGGCGGTATCTTGACGCAAGTTTCTGAACTCAGACAAAGCGTTCATGTCATACGGTACTGCATCGATCTTAACGCCACGCAGCGCTAACCGACCTGCAGCACATAGCTCCGGGGATGAATATGAAACGAGCTCATTCGCGATTTGGTCCCAAGTGCGCGTCGAACCGCCTGGGTTCAACATTTGCCTAGCACGCCCGACATACACGATGCCAGACGTGGTTTGCAACGCTTCGGGATTCATTATCTTCACCGTGAAGGCTGCTGGGGTACACCTTGCCTCTGCCCAAGCCGGCGTCGCCATGGCGGAGAATACTTTACTCCGCGTGCTGTTCGCCGAATTAATAGCAAAATTTCCAGTTTGACCGCTGTTGCACTGCAATGCGCAAATGCTACTCCATGACTCTGGTCCTCCGGTCGTCAGTGGCCCATTCCTCACGGGTCCTAGTAGGTTGAATTGGCTGTCAGCAGAAAAGACTTCTGTTGTTCTGATAACTGTGTAATCACCCACAGCGCGAGGGAGAGGAACGTGACTTGAATCAAACGCATCAAGTCCGTTGACGATGGCCTGCGGTTTTGCAGTGTCCCCATAAGCGTTGTTAACGCTGAGAGCGACGGACTGCGTGATACCGCGTAGGCCCCTTGTGGCCTTTCCACCTCCATTGTTCCTCCCCTTTCCACCCCCGTTTCCATTTTTCTTGTTATTACCTTTCTTGCCTCCTTTTCGTTGAGGCATCTATTGTTTCTACTTGTGTTCTCTCTCAATCTACGAAAACACCCCCGAGTGGTCCATGTTACGATTCTCATCCCATAAACCAAGTCATAACCTACACGCTAATCAACAACTGATGTGATAGGATTCCACGACCTATGCATCTTATCAAGCTCGTGACCGGCAGGACACCAGGTGTCCTAACAGCCACGCAGCCTAGCTGATGGTTGTCAACCCACAACTCAACGCAATGTTTTCTGTTAAGTTGTGGACGTTATTGTAGCTCATTCCCTTGATTTCATGTTCCATCGCAATCTGCATGGACGGTGGGTACCCGAAAGCCTTGAAGAATGACACCCGCGTGTCATCACTTATCTGTCCAACAAAGTCGCCTCTGACTCTTGGCGTCTTGCTAAGTCTTAAAAATCCTGAGTCAGCCAGAATTGCCGAGTTGTTAGCATTGCTGTCAACACCCTGATCTTTGTAAACTTTGTACAGTTCGCAAAAGATGGGCATGTCCCCGTACAACGCATGACCTCCAACCCCAACCTGGTATGACCACTGTCTGAATCCTAGCTCTGTGCTCACTGATAGGCTTAGCGCATCCTTGGCAAATGCCGCGGATGGCTGCCTGCACATCACCCATGCGTCCTTGGCAGCGTTTACTAAAACCGGCTGCATCTGGCAGAACACACACTCCTCGAACTCAAACACTGGCTTTTCAACCTCCATCTCAAAACCATAGCGCAGAAACCACTCAGATAGACCCTCTAACTTGTACAGGTCACTCTTCTCCATGAAAATCAGGCAGTCGTCACCGTTATTAGCTAACTCTGCCTGCACGCCAATGCTCCTCAAATACTCGCGTACCAAGGTGCACATGATGATACAGTTCCCGAGCGAGGTATTCATGTCCCCACTCGCCCGGGTGCCATCCACTTTGTATGTAAGCTTATGGCCATCCACAAAAGCATACCCCTCATTAGCTAGCTGCACTTTCAGCAACTTCACCAATTCTGGGTGATAATCAAATATGCGATTGTAAATGCTGTGTTCCCACTTCAACGCGTCAACACTCACGTGCTGATCGAATCGACTGGCGTCAAGTCCAACAGCCGCTGGGCTAC